CATCGCCCACCTTGGTGAGCTTAAAGGCTGAGAGTGTGATGGTTTGCATGGCTAGATTTGGAACTTTGCCACGCCTGATTGCAAGTCAATTTCATGCATCGATTTCCAGAATGCGATAGATTTTTTTGTGTTGAGCATCACGCAATGTTCTGGCGTAATTCATCCATCGCAACAAACCGCGATGACCGCTAAGACCCAGACGACCCAAGTCTGGCGAGTGCGAGGGGTGAGGAAGCATTTGAGCCAAGGAGCATCGACTCCAAACGATCTGCAGTGGTCTGGAGACAGACAACGCCGCCATGCGATGCGGCAAGCCCTTGGCAACAGGGGCAAATCAAGATGGGCTTCCAGCGAGGCCCATGCTGATTTCAACCAAGGAGAAAGCATGACTTTTGTTATTGAAAAAGGTATCCCAATTCCAACAGTAGACGGGCGCTCAAAAACTGGCATCACTGCGGTTCTCCGCGCTATGGATGTCGGTGATTCAGTGCTTGTGCAGCCAGCGCAGGCGCCTGGAGCCCGCAGTGTTTTGGTAGCCATCAACAAGCGCACAGAGAAGCGGTTTATAGCCCGCTCCGTCGAAGATAAGGCGCTTCGGATTTGGCGCACAGAGTAACCCCCACCAGCGCCTCAGGCGCTTTGTTTTCAACTAGGAGATAGCCAAATGATGAACCAGTTCGAGCACACCACTTGGTGGAACTACACCGCAAACCAATATCAACCAGTGATCATTGAACGCACCTTCAACCGGGGTGCGGCTCACATCACCATTCATTGCTGGCTGTGATGCCACGGCACAGCTGCAAGGTGAACATCTTGCGCCCCAAGGCGCTTGATGCCATCGGCTGGCCCGTTGACATGGCAGCAGCCTGCGAGCGGTGCCAAGGTTGCGAGAACAGCCCCGGCGAACTGGGTCTAGAACATGGGGCGACCATTGTCCGCAGTCACGGTGCCATGGCTCTTGAGTGGCGCTGCCCCGGTTGTGGGTGCGTGGTTTCTGAGGAAACCACGGCGTTGACGGCAAAAGACTCTGCTCGCGTGATCGACGCCGACCCCTTGTGTCACAAATGCAGATAACCCCACCCCTACACCCAATGGTCTATCCATTGGGGTGAGTGCTTTGATGTGAACTAGTTTCAAAGCATTCACCAATCAACGAACAGGAGAGAGAGCATGAAATACCAAAACCTCACTGAACTTGCCGCAGCGTTTCGTAGTGGCGATTTGAACCGGTCTCACTACACGCTCGTTCTTGACAACGATAGCTCTTGGCTTCGCTACATCGGCCCGCTGCCAGATGGAGTTGCGAGAGATAGCGAGGCTGCGGATGTTTGGCTTGATGCAAAGCACGACGAATGCCGCGCTTGGTTTAGCGGGAATGGCTATTCGGATCTGAGTGACGCCTGTGATGCAGCAGGTATCCCGAATGAATGGTGCTAACCAACTCCACAGGCTGCGGTATCGCGGCTGGTGGAAGCTCCGACAACCTCCTGGGTGAAAGGCCCTAGGGCCACCACAGAGACAGCGATCGGTTTGCCGTGGACGCACGCTGGGTTCGAGCCCCAGGCTGTCTCTGTGGTGGTGAATGCCCAGTGGTGATGGGCTCAAACGTGATTCCCTTACATCGCCGCAAGGCATGGCATGACTGAGCTGGACACCTGGGTAAGCCAGCGCCGGAGAGACCACCGGCCACCACCAACCCACCCACCCTAGCCGCCCTCTGAGGCGGCTTTTTCATGGAGGCAGCAATGGATATCTACCCACCAGAGATAGCCGCAGCACAGGCCGCTGAATGGCTTGCCCGCGAAGAGCAGACGGCGGCAGATGCTGCGATTGCTCAGATCCGCGCAATACCTGATTGCGTGTTTACGCCCTTGGTAATGGCTCAGCTTGTGGCTGCACTCAGCAGCAAGGCAAAGGCTCTGGGGCCGCACTCGCGGGAGATTGCGCAGGGGTATTTAGATGACTGCTACGACGATATGAAGGGGTTTGTATGAACAAGCAAAAACTGACGCGCTGGTTCACCAATGGTGAGAAGCCATGGGAGCCGGGTGTATATCAGCAAAGAAGCGGGGTTATGAAGGCATTGGGATACCAGAAATGGGACGGGAAATGCTGGTATGGATGGTGTGCCACTGCTGATAGAGCTGCAGAGGAAACAGGCGTAGTGCACATCAACTATGCAAATGATCCATGGCGCGGCCTAGCCCACCCACCAAAGGCCAAGCCATGACCAAGCTACTCAAAGACCTACCAGCAGCACGGAAGGCAAGCGCTGAGGCGCAGGCTAAGGTGAAGGCGGAGAACCTGAAAGCAGAGCTTCTCAGCACGCTCACAACGATTGACCAGCGGTTCACGCTGTGCGCCGAAGCAGGGGCATCTGCTGCGGATGCTTATGACTCGTTCTATCAAGGCTTCGTGCGCGCAGTAATCGCCAAAGCACAAGGAGAACCACATGAGTGACCTGTTCCCCGACACAAAGCCTCCACGCGCCAAGCCCCGCGTTATGGCGCATGTGTTTGACGCTGGGTGTAGCTGCGAAACCAACTTGGCTCGCTTTGAATGCAAGCGCTGCGGCTGGCAATCCGACTGGCTTTCGGTCGCGTCAATCAGCGAAGGCAAGCGCGGCGTTCCGTGCCCTAAATGCAATCAAGGAGCACCACATGAGTGATTCAAACTGGACCCTGCGCTTTCCCCGCACCACGCGATGCGACGGGCACGCAATCTACTACTACCGCCAACCGCTCTTGAAGCGGTTTTTTTACGGCTGCATTCGCCATGGCTGGATCGCAATCGTCGTCGTGCTGGCTGTTCTGGCACTCACAGGATGCGTTGACATGGCATCAGAAGAAAACACTGCCGCAAGCCTTCGGGATGCTGTGGCGCAAGCAAGGAACACCAAATGAGCGACATGACCAAAGACAAATTGCGCTGGCTTGCCGAAGCTGCAGTGCTTGGCATCTTTCAACGCACCACAGTATCTGTGACCCGCGATGCCAACTGCGAGCGCGAAGGATTTCCTCTGCCAATCAAGCGCAACAAGATCCCCAACGCGGACGGGACTATCACGCAGGAATACCGCCCGCTTGCGATCTTGGAATACGTGGATGAAGCCTGCAGCGGAGAGCTTGCGTCACGGCTTGCGAAAGAGCGTGCGGCTGAAAAGAAGCGCGATGGCGCAGGGAAGGAATAGCCATGGGCAATCTCGCAGAAATGAGCGACAGCGCAAAGGTGGCGTTCCTGATGGAAGCGCTGGAAGACGCCGCGGCAGTGATGCGTATCCACGACCTTCACAACTCGGCTCGACGCTATGAAGGCTACGTCCGCGAGATGCGCGGTGAACAACAGACCAAGGAGGATAGCCATGAGTGAAGCAAAGCCGACACCGGGTGAATGGAAGGTCGCACCGCTAACACCGTGCCGTGTGAATACCCAATCTGGAGCAATCAGTATTGGCTGGGCATCGAACCATGACGACGGGGCGCGTGAGCTCGAAGCCGAGGCAAACGCCCTACTAATCGCAGACGCTGGCAACACATACAACACCACCGGCCTCACACCAAGCCAGCTTGTGGAGCGGGTGAAGGAGCTGGAGGAGGCGCTAACGCTTGCCGACCTTCTGCTTTCAGGCGCAAATATGAACCGGGCAAACGTGGAGCTAAAGGTTCGTTCCGCCCTCTCCAAGGCCCGTCCCAACACAGCAGAGGGGGAGGCGCACGCGGACAACGTGCGGGAGGATGCGGCGCGGTGGCATGAGGTGCTGAACCATGTGGGAGCGGACAACTTACTTGGTGGCGCTCAGTACGTTCTGCGCGGCATCCAGGCACCCGTGAACGTCATGCAAGGCAGCGTCGCACAGCACTTCACCAAGTCAATCGACGCAGCCCGCAAGCAGGCCGCAGCAAAGGAGCCATCCCCATGACAGAAGACACAGAAGCAGGCCCAGACGACGTGCTCTTTTGGGTAGTCCTGGCTATCCCATTCTTTGCAGCCGCTGGCTTTATTGCTGGGGTGCTGTATCCGTTTTACATGTGAGGATGCAATGAGCAAAACGCACTACAAGCAAAGAGTCACACCGGCGCGCTTGCGTGAACTGCTCTCATACGACCCGGACACTGGCTTGTTCGTGTGGCTAGTGAATCGCCGCTGCGTGCGTGCTGGGTCGGTGGCTGGCGCTGTGAACAGTCACGGGTACATCGCAATCATGATTGATGGACTGCTTTACACAGCCCATCGCTTGGCATTCCTGTGGATGCATGGTGTTTTTCCAGACCACGAACTTGACCACATCAATCGAGACAGGGCCGACAACCGCTATGCAAATCTGCGATTGGCTACTTCGTCGCAGAACAAGGTCAACACAGGAGTCCGTCGCGACAACTCCAGCGGCTTTCGTGGTGTGTCGTACTGCAAGGTGCGAAAAAAGTATCTGGCGCAGATAGCGCACAACGGAAAGAAGAAAAACCTTGGCCGGTATTCCACATTGATTGAGGCGGTCAACGCTTATGAATCCGCATCTGCGCGGCTCCATGGCGATTTCAAAACGAAGGCGAAAACATGACTTCTAAGACACACTATAAAAAATTGATGAACCCGGACTACATCGGCGCCTATTCGCTCAACGAAGGCGAAGACCTGACAGTGGTTATCGCCCATGTTGCGCGTGAAGTCATCACCGGCACGGGCGGCAAGAAGGAGGAATGCACCGTTGCGCACCTCAAGAACCAGAAGCCGATGATCCTCAACAGCACGAACCAAAAGAGCATCGCAAAGCTCTATGGCCCGTACATCGAGGATTGGCAAGGCAAGCCGATCACTCTGTTTGCCAGCACAACGAAGCTTGCTGGCGATACGGTCGAATGCCTGCGCATCCGGCCTACCGTGGTCAAGCGTCAGCCGCCAAAGATCACAGACGACCGGCTGAAAGCCGCAATCGAGAAGATAAAGAGCGGGGAGTACACGGGCGAAAAGGTACGCGCAAACTTCACACTGACCCAAGAGCAAGACGACTGGCTGTCTCAGGAGCTGCAGGCCCTTGCATCGTCGGTCGAGCCATCAGAGGCTGCCCCAGCATGAAGCCGTTCAAGTTCAGGGCATCCAGCCTTGGCCGGATCATGACGGACGCGCAATCCATCGACCCGGCTTTGTTGTCCGAAGAGCTGGCGGCTATCTCGCGCAAGACCAAGAAGACCGACGAAGATAAAGCCTTGCTTGCGCCATTCAAGGATCAGTCTTTGTCCGCTGGCGCAAAAACATTTCTCGATGGCTTGGCAAAGGAGTTTGTCTACAGCTACGAACAGACTTTCTCCAGCAAGTTCACGGAGAAGGGAATGATGGTCGAAGAAGACTCTATCGAGCTTTACAACTCGGTGTTCTTTTCATCCGTCACCAAAAACACCGAGCGCCGCGAGAACGAATGGATCACTGGTGAATGCGACATTGTCCAGCCGAACCGGATCACGGATATCAAGTCCGCGTGGTCGCTGGCAACGTTCCCGGCCACAGCAGCACAGGCGCACGATCCGGACTATGAATGGCAGGGCCGTGCGTATATGTGGCTGTGGGACAAACCAGAGTTCGAGGTCGCTTGGTGCCTTGTGGACACCCCTCCCGACCTTATAGGCTACGAAGACGAATCGCTGCACTACGTGTCGCACATCAACCCAGCGTTGCGCGTGACCCGTGCGCTTTATCAGCGAGACCTAGCGCTTGAAGAGCGCATCAAGATCAAGGTGAAGGCCGCAAACGCCTACATCGAGAAGGTCGTCCGCGAAATAGTGGAGCAACACCCAACGTAACCCAACACCCGGCAGGCTGGCTGCTGGGCATTATGAAAGGCCAATCATGGCACGCAAGTACGAAGTAACCGCAATTACCGGCAAGTACACCGACAGCAACGGACAAGAGAAAAGCCGGTATCAAACCATTGGTACCGTCATTGAAGGGAAGAACGGGCTGATGCTCAAGCTGGAGGCTGTGCCCATCGGATGGGATGGTTGGGCCTACCTGAACGATCCGAAACCACGGGAGGCGCAGCAGGCACAACAGCAACGGGCACCGCAGCGCACCGCAGCACCAGCGCCGACCGCAGATCCTGGCGGATGGAGCGACATGGGCGATTCAAACATTCCGTTCTGACCTCACCCACCCCACCCAAAGGCCCGCAGTAGCGGGCTTTCTCTTTATGCCAATGCCAAAACCAGTCCACACAACAGAAAGCCTTCTTGCCCGCGCCGATGAATTCGGAGACTGCCTCATTTGGAAAGACTACCGAGCGAACAACGCACCTTACGTCTTCCACGAAGGAAAGATGACCAGTGTCAGGGGTTTGCTGTGGAAGTTGATGGGCAAGAAAGTACCAGAGGGGCGGGTGTACTACCGGGTGATCTGCAAGCAGGACGGATGCATCGCCCATGAGCACACGCGCTGCGACACCGAGGCCGAGCACATGAAAAGGTTGGCCCAGCCTGATATGCGAACAGCAGCAGGCGAGGCAATCAGAGCAGCAAAGATTGCCCAGCACAGGCGGAAGTTGAGCCGGATCAGTGAGGAAACGATTCAGGAGATTCTGCGCAGCGATGAAACAGGCCCGGAGATTGAAAAACGCCTGGGTATCAGCAGATCGCTTGTCAGCCAGTACCGCAGGGGTCGGCTTGGCGCAACCAGGGCGAGAAACCCATTCCAGGGCCTTGGCGCCCGCTAACACCACATGGAGGCCGTATGGCTGACGACACGAATACAGCAGAGCGCGAGGCGTTCTCATGCTGCAACACATGGTTCGAATCGCTGCCAGAAGGCAGAAAGGCCGTGCTGCGCGATGACAAATGGATGCTGGCACACGCAGCATTCGAAGCTGGCCGCGCCTCTCTCGCAGCAAGTGCGGGGAGTGAGCCGGTGGCGTGGCCCAAGAACGCCGCCGAGGTGCGCGAGTTCTTCAATTCGGATTTCATCAGCGCCAAGTTTGCTGCACCCGATGGGTCTCCCTGCGATGAAGACCGCTACTACATCAGCGCGCATGACTTCCTTAGCGCCATCAACTGGTGGGCTGACTTTCCGCACCACCCCTCTCCCCCAGAGGGAATGGCAGGGTGGAGGCCGATTGAGACGGCGCCGAAGGATGGAGGTGAAATTCTTCTAAGAAGCGCTCGTGGCCGAATTGCAGATGGAGCATGGGGGCAGCCTGACGGCTGGGCGAATCCGAACTGCTGGGTTTGGCCCTACATCAATCAAGAGCCCACCCACTGGATGCCTTTGCCCAAGGCGCCCGCCCCTCCCGCATCTGAGGCAAAGGAGCTGTGATGGCTGACGCTGGCTTTTGCATTGGCATGCGCGTAATCACTAACCCGCTTGCTGTCATACGCGAGAAACACGCTGATGTCGTGCGGACACCGGTACGCAAGCGCCGCCGCAATTGGCTTGTCCGCATCACTTGGACCGAGACGCCAGCGGCCTACAAACTGGGTGCCGCAACCCTTGTGGTGCACCCGTCCATCTACGAAAAGATGAAGAAGGAATTTTCGCTATGACCCCCACCCAAGGCGAACACGCCCAGACAGAAGCGCTGCGACTGGCAGACGATCTAGAAGCATCGAGCCTTTTCCCAGGAAACATGCGGAGTTGCAACAACGCAGCAGCCGCCGAACTGCGCCGCCTTCACGCCCAGGTAGCCGCACTCACAGCACCCCCCGCGCAGCCAGCAGCACCACAGTGCGTGGCCTATGCGGAGCTGGATGATGCATTTGAATCATGGCTAGAAGATCAGGATGTAGACCGGCTTTCTGACGGATACGAATCGTGGCTAAACAGTGTCCGCTCATGCTGGGACTCCGCCCTGCGCGCATCCCATGGGCAAGCACCAGCCGGAGCGACCTCGGAGCCAATTGCTTACCTGCACGATGATGGCTACTGGACGCCAGCAAAGACTGCCGATGGCCGCAAGCTCAACGACCGGCTGCATTTCGCTGGCTCACCGAAGATCGGAGTGCACCTCGCCCCCACGGCACAGGCGGCACCAGCCGCTGGCGACTTCACGACGCTGGGTGCGGCGATGCGCGCAATTCAGCAGGCCATCGAGTTGATTGGCGATCCTGCAGATGATCGCATGCGCGCCGTCAAGCGCGTGCTTCGTGGCGCCGTCATCGTTGCGGAGGATTCTGGGGAGCTGGCTGCACCAGACGCTGGCGCAGTTGCGGGGCCTTCCGACATCGACGGAATTCTTGACGCCCTGTCTCGGCACGACGACCCCTGCGAAGACGTCCCGGATGCCCTGCGCCGCGTGCGCACGATGGTCAAAGAGTTGGACCGGCTCTCTCGGGCAGAAAACGCCTGGATTGATCGCATGGCCCACCTCGACAGCACAGCTACCGGAGAAGAAAAATGAACCTAACGCCAGGCATTCTGAATGTGATTCGTGTGGCGCTCGACCGGGCAGACATGAACTATCGCGTCACGGGGTTCAAGCCGTTTGAGATCGAGGCCGCCAAAGTGTGGGTGAAAGCCACCGCGCCCACCCCAGCCGCCCAGGCAGACAGCGTGTTGGAGGATGCGCAGTGCTGGCGATTGATCGTTGACCGCCTGGACGAACCCAACATCGACACCGTTGCGCACATCCGCAACATCCTCGCAGCCCGCAAGCAAGGAGGTGCACATGACTGAGCAAACACAGCCCACGGATGCGGAACTGGAGGCGTGCCCGTTCTGCGGCAACGCAAACGCAATCGTGTATGACGATCTGCTCACCTTTCATGCAGGCTGTTTGAGCTGCGGGGCGACAGGGAGCGTGAGCAGCTACAGAAACGGCGCTATCGCAGCTTGGAACCGACGCGCAGTCTTGGCAAAGTTGGGCACACCTGCAGGGGCGGGAGAAGTGGCCTATCTGCATGACGATGGCTACTGGACGCCTGCGAAGACCGAAGCAGGACGCCATCTCAATGACCGACTGATGTGCGCAGGGTCTCCGAAGGTTGCTGTGTATCTCACCCCGCAGCCCACCCAGGCGCAGGCCGGGGCGGTGCCGCTGACACGGTATCGGGTCTTGGAGCCAAGAGTAGACCGCATCGAAGCAGACGACGAGTACCTGCAGGATGACGCGCAGACTTGGGCAACAGACCCGAATGGCACTTTCGTCGGGACTATTTACGGATATGCGCTCCGCGCTGCTCGCCGTCGCATCAAAGGAGCCGACCATGACTAATCCTGCAGTAGTCAAGCAATCCTTGACACCTCCCGACTTCACCGAACTTGGCGCCCGCAAGCTGGCCGACTTGCTGGAGAAGGGCTTCGTTATCACCGGCGTCTGCTTTGAGCGGCAAGTGGAGGGCACACAGCCTCAGCGGGGGTTTGTGGATTTTGCTGGGTTTGTTGGGTGGTGGAAGGCTGATGACCACTGGGGTCGTCGTGCCCACGAACTTCACGCTGCGTTCGGCAATGCGGAACTTCCGGAGTTTAGCGGCTGCGTGGCTATTGGGAACGTTGGGCAGGATGACCTGCCGCAGCGCCAAATGCAGAACAAATGCTGGTGCACCACCTGCCGCCCCATCAGCGGCTTCGGAGAAGACATGCGCTTCGTCGTCTGCCCAACCTGCGGAAACAAGCGCTGCCCACACGCGCACAACCACGCATTGGACTGCACCAACAGCAACGAGCCCGGACAGAAGGGCAGCTCATGGGAGCACGTGAAGCCAATCACCGCCCATGGCGTGGCGGATATGAAAGGAGGACAGGATGTTGACCGATGACCAGATCATTGCTGTTCTGAAAAGCATGCAAGGTGGAAAGGCAGGTTTTCGCGTCTATTGGGGCTATGTGACTTTCGCCCGCGCCATCGAAGCCGAGGTCCGCAAGGATGACGAAGCGCTTATCAGGCAGATGCTCGAACACCTAGAAGTCGTGACCGACGCAGGCCCTGACGGCGAAGGCTGGCAGTCGCAGGATCTGAAAAACACAATCGCAGCCGCCACCGCCCGCCTGGAGAAAGCACCATGAAAACCATCACCATTGAAGTCGCAGAAGACGAAGTGCTCGTGGCGGTCAAGCGGCCAGAAGAATACGAAGACGTTGCCCCAGTGCTCGTTATTGAGGACGTGTTCCCAGAGGCGCGGAGTGAGTACCGCATCGTCTGGCCAAAGGAGGCACCATGACCAAAGATGTGATTGAACTTGCGCGAGAGGCAGGGATGAAGTTCGCCCCTGCGCAGTTTTCTGGCGTGCTGGAAACGGAGACAGACGAATTCACGGTCGCCAGCTTTGCCGCCCTTGTGGCTGCGCGAGAGCGGGAGCGGTGTGCTCAGTTGTGCGAAACCGTGGCGCGGTCTTGGGCTTTTCACATTGCCGCCCCATCAGCCGCAAAGGAGTGCGCCGCCGCTATCCGCGCCCTCAATACCGAAGGAGAAGTTCTTGACGCCACTACGGCGCAGAAAGGAGGCGAGTGATGGCCGACCTGATGACCAACCTCGCGGAGCTGGTGACAGAAATCAACCGCATTGACCCGCCGCTGGAAGACCCACTGCGTCACGCGAAGCGCGACTGCAAGCGCATGGCTATGACCATTCTGGAACAGGCTGCAGGGCAAGCCTGGATGGCACTGCAGGCCATTGAGTCCATGAACGCCGCAGAGAACCTGCAAGCCAAGGAGGCGCCCCATGAGCAAACGCGCCCGTGACTACCGCGAAGCCTACGAGGCCAAGCACTACCCAGAACGCTGGGAGGCTACAGACTGGCGAAAAGAGCGGGATGAAGCCGACAAGCCACCACCGGAGCCGGAGGAACAAGAGCCGGTGAATACCTTCCACTAACCAGCTATTTCGCTGGCGCAGTCGTATCCACCGTGCAAGCGCCTGTTACGCCATAAGGGATGTAGCAGGCGCCGCCCATCTTGAAGCTGGAGCAACCGGACATGGTTGCAAGCAAAATGGCTACGGCGCAGAAAACGGCGGTTTTCTTCATGGTGATTCCTCTGTGAGTTTTGGGAGTGGGATGCTGTTTGCCCAGGCAGATTGTCCGCCTAAATGGACGGCAAGCCACATGGCGTATTGGTCGCGGTCGCTTACTTCGTTGTCCATGGCTGCATAAAAGACGTCATCGCACCACTTCTTAGGGTACTGGAGTTCGTAGAGGTAGTCATGGACGATTGCCGACCGGCGCGCCTTGCCTTCGTACATCATGAAGATGATGGGAAGTTTTGGGATGCTGGCAAGGTCGGTGATGAATCCTTTGGGGATTCTCAGCGTTAGCGAGTCTTCGCCATCGTCGGTGTCAAGCCTGACAAAGAAGTCTTCATACAACATCCATTCGTCTTTGTTCCCATGAGGAACTAGCGGAGGATTGTTGATGAATGTGACTTTCACTTGATGGCTTTCAGATTCTCGGCAATGCGGCGCGCCCAGCCTTTGCCGAATGACCGCCATGTATCCAAGTCCGTCATGAACTGCAGGCGCTCACCGTTAAACCTTGCGCGCAACGCAGACTTGTCTTTTTCTGCAGCTATGGCAGCACGGGTAGCTGGCCCGACCTTCCCGTCCACGATAACCCCAAGCGCCTCTTGCAGCAACGAGGCTGCACGGGAAACACCGCTATTCACGGCAGTGTCAAACACATCAAAAGCCAGCCCACCGGGCAAGCTGTCACAGCCTGCTTTCTTCCAGAAATCACGCAAGTAGATGACCCTGGCTTGCTCAAGCGTGAGTGCGGCGATATTCAGATGTGGGTATGTGCGCTTGGTTATCCCAAATTTGGTTTCGCCGCCCGGGTCGTCCGGGTGGTTCACATACCCACCTTCATGACCTATGAGCTTGTCGAAAGCTTCGTCAAAGATCATTTCATCCCCTTCACGTATTTCATGCCAATCATTGGCGCCGCCAGAAGGCCGATGGTGTCGCCTGCGATCTGAGACGGGCCAGGAGTCACAGGACTTACTAGACCCGCGTTCTCCATCCACTTAGACCCACCCATGGGCATCGGGATATTCATCCCTGCTTTCCCAAGCCCTGCGGCGATCAGGTCAACCGGAGCTGAGACGCTGGATGCTGCGGTGTTGTTTGCAGCCCGTAGCATGTTCAGGAAGTTTGCAAGCATGTCTTCCTGCGATTGTTTGTCGTTGGCGAAATCAAGTAGCCCCATTGCGTACCCCCATTAAGTCACGAATACGCCGACCACGGCGGGAGCGGAGGAATCCGCCGAACAGGACTAGACCTATTCCAGAAACGAGTGTGATGAAAGCCCTAACCAGAGCCTCGAAGTCTTCGCTTTTGGTGAACATATGCACAGCCGTTCCGAACAGGGAGAAGATCATTGCGATCATTCCTGTCTTGATAACGATGCCTTCGTGAATCTCGGGGCTCAATACCACCCGCGTCAATGCCAAAGCACACGCGCTGGAAATCACTCCGTTGATTAGTTGCCAGTCCATATCAATCCTTCTTGCGCCAGGGCAGGAGATCACCCAGTTGGAGGGAGGCAAGCCATCGCAGAATTGTCGCGGCTGCGTTCAGACCGAACAACCCCATCGCAAAAGCAGTAGCTCCCTGCATTTCAGGACTGTCCAGTTTCAGATATTGTGAGACAGCAGGAGAGAAAAACCCGGCCATAACGCTACCAGATGCTGCAGTGAACAGCCTTTCTTTCCAACTGATACCAGGAGCCCACCGTAACGAGACAATTGCGCCTGCGAGGCCGACCATGAATGGCGACTTGATTACACGCTCTGGGTCGATATCCATAGGCCCCTCTTTTGGTATTTTGTGGATAATGACATGGTACTTTGTGGAGGTGCCATGGATTTCGTTGATTTTATGTGGGTCAAGCTCGGGCTGATTCTCTTCGGAGCCTTGTTGTACGGCATTTACCTGGGGATCACTGGGCGGTAAGCACTGGGGCAACCTTTTGCCCGAACGACAACAGACCACCCATCTGCGGGGCCTGGGCGCCAAGAAGCCCACGGGCAAGCATTGGCGAGCCTAGCGCCTGATTCAGCATCATTGCTGACGGGATGACCGGAGCGGCCAACAGCGGATTGGTGAACATCCCCGCCCCCAAAGCCCCGCCTATTGCGCTATTCTGGATCATGGCACGGGCACTACCCCCGGTCTGCGGGCTACGGTCCACAAGGAACTTTGAGCCAATCTTGCTCAGTTCTGCCAGCGGAGATCCCGTAGGGTTCGACTTGTAGGACTGCAGCACGGCACCCGGCAACAGCCCCGCTGGCACATCCCCAGCTTCACGGCCAGCCACACCCAATTCACCCTTGTTCAACAGCGGTTCGACCGTCTTGAAGGCTTTGTACTTCTTCTGGTTCAGTGCCAGGGCTGCGGCGTCTTCTGGAGAAACGGAGCGGTTGAACGCGGATAAGACGTCTTGGCGGAGGTTGTTCAAATCATTCTTTAGGAACCCCTGCGCACTCTCTGCGGTCTTGCGAATCGCGGACTGGTAGCGGTTTGCCACATCGCCAGGGATAACCATTGACCCATCGGCACCCTGTACCACCTGGGCTTGAATGTCATCCAGCATGGATGTAATTCGGTTGCGCTCTGCTCGTGGGAGCATGGATGCATTGGCTTGGGCCTTGCTGAGAGACGCCAGCAACTTGTCATCGACCTTGAGAACGTTGTTGCCCCAGATGCGATCAAATTCGCTACCCATCTTCTTCTTGGCAGCATCCATGACTTGAGGGGTTAGCTTGTCGTCGGCAGCGTCGAACACCTCGCCGACTGCACGGTTAAACCACTTCTGCTTTGCTTCGTTCTGGGCCGCACCGATACCACCGGTCAGAGGGGCGTCATTCAACACCGAGCGCACGGCCTTGGTGAACTTGCCTTCTGCAATGTCAGCCACCCCCAAAGGGGCGCCCATGTCGATCGCACGTTGAGCGAGTTGCGCTGCTTCGCCGGATGGGCGGAATTGACGGCCTACAGCCCTACCCACTGCACCAGCGGCCTTCACACCACCGGGGAGCAATCCACCGACAATGCCGCCGCTTACGGCGTCTTCTGGGTTGACCATGCCAGCCGTTGCAGCCCCGGTGATTGCACCTCCAGCGGTACGGGTCAGCAGGTTTGCACCAGGGGCGGTCATGCCACCAGACTGGATTGCAGCAAGCAATGGCTGCGCACGAGGAAGCAATTGCGGAGCAACAGCGCCCAAGCCACGGCCTGCTACGTTTGCGATAGCGCCACCGGCACCGGCAGTCCCGGCGACTTCTCCAACCAGCTTTCCGCCCTGGTACATCCAGGAATCGGGTTGCGCGCCTAGCGTGGTCAGTGCCGCATCCATGGCTGCACGGCGGTTGCGGTTGGCCTCCAGCGACACGCCCTTACCTTGCAAGGCGTCACCGATCATGTCAGCAGGGGCAAGCAAGGTCGCACCAATGGACCCGGCGCCACGCAGGAGGCCCGCTACCAAGTTCCCGGCCCCTTGGGCAATGCCGCCCTTCGCAGGCTCTGCATCCTCCCACTTGACCATGCGAGGGTCAATGTTTGGACCGGCCTGCTGCGGTGTGGCGTCGTCCCACTTCACCATGCGCGGATCAATTGGCATAGTCAACGCTCCCGTCTGAGTATTGGACGACACGGCGACCGCCGTACATGCCTGTTTTCACAACGGTCTTTGCCGGTTTGCCGGACTTGTCGTCCCACGAGCCGGATGCGCCACCGCCTTGCCCGCCTTGGGCCTGTCGGATGGCCTTCTGCTCGAAATACTTGACCTCGTTTGCTGCTGCAATCCGTTGATCAACAGGCAAAGTCCGATCTGCGACACGACCTGCAGCGGCCTTGTAGCCCTCTACGTCGATGTTCGACTGTGGGCCTTCAAAGCGTGGCACGTTCTTCACCATGTTGGCAGACACAATATCCAACTGCGCCGCGATGTTGCCGCCAGGAGTTGACTTGCCAAACACTGCGGCTCCACGGTCTGCCAGAGCGCCGATTGCACTGCCTGTAGGACCAAGTTTCAGCAGCTCGATTGCCCGGTCAGCATTGGTCAGGTTCTCGTTTGCACTGCGCACCTTGGTTTTACCTTCGGTGTCTCGCGTCACATCAGCTTTTGCCGTATCGACAGCGCGCACCCGTGCCGCCTCTTGTGCGGCCTTTTCTTCTGGAGAGAACTCCAGTGCACCAGCCGCACTTGATCGCGCAGGGGCTTGGCTCTGAAGCTGCCGAAGGTATGCCTCTGCTTGCGCACGATCTTGCCCACCGAGGCGACCGCTCTGCAAGTCCCTTTGCACAGAAGCAATCTCCTTCTGCACATCGTATGGGACAGATGCGACCTGCTCGGCCATACCTCGCTCTGCTTGGTTGGTGGGGCCACTGCGTCCACCCATGCCAGTAGGCGCCACAGGCGGTACTCTTGGTGCTCCACCGCCGATTTCGTCCAACTGGGACTGGCCGTATTGGCGACCATCCGGGCCAATAACTGGACGACCTGGGCTGTAGCGGGCTGAGGTGCGGTTGTCAATGTCCTTGAACGCGCCATAGGTATCGAAAGATCCGGGGACGGCGCCCATGACTGGATTACCGCCGTTGCTGCGAATCATGGTGGCGCGTCCATCTGGTCCAAGCTGCACTTGGTCTTGAATGCCGCCCTTAAATCCTGCTGCGTTGGTATTGACCAAGTTGCCGCCGATGTTCTGCCAGTTTGGCTTGCTGCGGGCCTCCAGTAGCTCGGCAATCTTCTTTCCGCCGTTGAAGGCATAGTCAGCTTGGATCGCTTCGGCTGGGATTCCAAGGCTCTGCGCCAAGGCCATGATGCCGCCAGCCTGCTGACCGCCAGCCGTAGAGCCTCCAGCCGTAGAACCACCTGTTGCACCGCTTGCGCCGATAGTCGGAGCGCTACCGCCAAACATCGCCTTATCCCGCGCAGCCTGTTGTTGCAGCGCAATAGCCATTTGCTGTTCGCGTTGTTTGTTCTGGCTGGTGTTCTCTGCAATCTGAGACTGCAGAAGCTGAGTCTGCATTGCCTGCCGCTTCATGTCGTCCTGCGATTGCAGGGCCTGCATCAGCCCACGCCCGTACTTCGGAGACGACCCGGCCAGCATGGCAAGGCCCATCCGTGCGCCTGGGTCATTGGCGATGAAATCCAGCAGGCCACCGCCGCCAGAGGGTTGCGACCCGTAATCGAGTAGTCCGGCCATGATTAAGCCCCCGCTGCGAAACGATCATCTTCGCGCCATTGTCGCGCCGCAGCTTCTTCGCGGAGTCGGCGTGTGCGTTCGTCTTCGGTCTCCACGGTTTCTGCTGGAGCGGCTTGAATACCGTTTGTCGCGGTGAAGGGATTCATTTCGCGCCAGTCGATCAGGCCGTAAGACTGGCTTGGAGCCGCGACGAAAGGCCCGGAACGCCCCATGCCGCCCATCTGCATAGGCTTGGTGGATTGCATGCCTTGGCTACCTGTAGCAAGCGCTTGTCCTGGTTGCAGGGCCGCAGAAGCACGGATGATGTCATCAATGCTGCCCATTTGTGCGTTAGGCTGTCCGCGATCCTGCATCATCATGTCGAACATGCTTCCCATGTCGCCACCACCGGATTGCGACTGACCACCTCGCCCGCCTTGCGAAGACTGCCCCGAAGACCGAGAGCTACCACCAGCAGGACCGCTAGACGGGCCACCTTGGCGGGAGTAGTTCGTACCCATCAGACGATTCGCAAAATCCATCAAACCAGGGTTGATGTTGTTGCGGAAGTTGTCGATATCACCAGCGATATTCTGGTACGACGTCCGTTGCAGTTGGTTGAACGGGTTTTGCTCGTAGTACCCCTGAAGGTTCTGGCCTGTTTGGGCGTTCTGGCGCATCCATGGCTGCAGAGGCGCCCATGGTTCGCGAGACTGAGTTTGAGATTGCTGGTCGTCCCCGCCCATCAAGCCACCGACGACTGCGCCTGCGATTGGTGCTAGAAAGCTCATGTGATCACCTTTTCCATAACGATTGCAGTTTCTTGATAGTCGGGCAATCTGCGAGCCCACCCTTTGCGCCCGGTGAAGTGCACCATGGAGCAACCTATTTGCTTTGCCCAGTCTTCAATCTCATCCATGATGGATTGGACAAAGACACCAGCCAGCGCCACGATGTGGCAGACTTTCCCACGTTTGCTGACAAACACCTCAGTGATAGCCCAGCAGTCATCAACACGCCATAACTGAGCAATATCCCGGCGACACCTTTGAATCCAGTCATAGGCATCGTGCAAACCAAACCTGTCAAACGCCGGAGTTATTGCACTCACGGCATTATCAGGGATAGTCGCTGGGATGTAGTGCATCAGAAATACAAGCCTAAGTCTTGGTTGCCGAATGAATTGCCGGAGCCCCAACCGCCGTTGCCGTAGTTGCTGCCCCACCAGTTACCGAGGCTAGAGCCCAGCTGAGCCCCGCCGAGAGCGCCGCCGATTACGTTACCGGGGGTGGTGCTTGTTCCGGTTGATGTGCCGAAACCATTACCGAGACTGTTTGCCCCTTGAGAAAACCGATTCCAGTTGTTGTAGGCGTTGTCGTTGATCTGGGTTCCGGTAGCCAAACCAATCTGGTTATTGTTCATCAGACGGTCTTGCAAGCTCAAACCAAACTGAGCGCCTTGCATCTGCCAGCCGAGGTTGTCGTTGTTGATGTTCCGGTCAAGGTTGGAATATCCCAAGCCCAGATTACCCCAGCCCAGTTCATTGTTTCGCAGGCCCAGATCATAGGAACGGTCTGCGTTGTACCCGCTGGAGAACAGGTTAGCCAGAGCGGCGCCGATGCCTTGATTCAGGTCGTTTGCCGAGTTGGCTTCGATCACGCCTTGACGCGAACCACCATACCCACCGGCCAACTGAGCGCCAGATGCCAGCTGAGGCTGTACGTTCCGACGCCAGTTGTCGGTCATTGTGCCGGTCAGGGCGTCGGCTTGCTGCTGGAGGTAGGGGTTGGACCCCATGCCGCTCGAAGAACTACCAGACCCGCCACCAGCAGAACCACCAGAGTAACCACCGCCCGATCCGTATGGCGTAGGATAGACGCCACCAGTTTGCGGGCGGCCACCTGCACCGCCTTGAGCACCACCTGCGCCAACACCGCCTGTACCAGGAGTGCCGGGGGTGGGTTGGCCTGGACGACCATTGAGGTAGCCAGCAGTCCCAGCTCCAAATGGAGTGTTTGCATAGGCGAGAACGTTGTTCGCACCACCCACGACACCGTTTGGAGTCCAGCGGTTGTTTTGCAGATACGATGAAATATTCATCGTCTTGTTGTTTGCCCCGATGGACGCAGGCCCACCGTAGTAGTTCATGTAAGCGAGGGTTGGATCGTGACCGAAGCCCTCGTTTGCCAGCAGTTCGTCCTTGTGCTCCCGGTAGTAGGCCGCAGCCTCGGGGCTCATGTTGTCGAAGTTCGACTTGATCAGCGTCGAACCATCGGTGGCGAACTGGGAATTCCCTCCGGCCTGGATGCGGCGCCAATCTTCCTCATACTGAGGGTTTGCGGCAAAGAACTGACGTTGCGCCTCTGGGGACTGATCCAGCATCAGGACCGAGTTGCGCAGCCAGTCTGGAGTGCGATATGGACCGCTTGCCGCCGTACCGCCAGCCGCAGCGCCACCAGTACCAGCAGCCGCTCCGCCGCCGTTGTAGTCTGTTCCTGTGTAGACCTCTGGACGGGTAGAACCGGTCCCGGTGTTGGTGGTTGCTGCGCCTTGCCCTCCGTAGGCATCGCCGTACAGTCCGCCAAACATGCCGCCGTAGTCAGGCGCTTGACCTTGGGCTGGCTGGGGGTTGTACTGCTCTGGCCGGGTGGATCCTGTCCCGGTAGCTCCTTGGCCTCCGTAGTCGCCAAAAAGGCCGCCAAACATCGCGCCATAGTCGCCGGTTTGAGCGGCAGGAGCTGGTGCTGGGGCTTGAGGCTGAGCTGCTGGAGCCTGGGGATTTTGCGCCCATGGATTAGCGGCGCCATTCAGCCCCCAGTTGTTCATCCATCCGCCGCTGTCGAATGAGTCCATTCCCATGCTTTTCTCCTTAGCCTAACTTGTTCCAGGCGTTGCTGTGATAGCCGTAATACCCGACGCCTGCGCCAGGGTTCCAGTTTGTCCCGTCTGCCATGACAATCATTCCGTCAAACCGCTTTGCTGGTTCTGCTGCAAGCGGAGTTAGGGAGTAAAACTCATCAGCCTCATTCTTCGCCCGAGAAATACGGTTCAACTCTTGCGACAAGTAAGCCGGGAGGTCTTTCGGATCGGTCGGCGGAAGACTAGGCGTGTAAATCGACATCAGAACCTCCCAGCGCCGGTTATATCCAAATCGACGGCCCGCAATCTCCAAGGGCGAGAGCAAGCGATCCTCATTGCCAAATATCTCCCTTGTGCGAATCCATCGACCTTGAAATCAGTCCCGACTATGAATGTCATTGGATCGCCCCAAACAGTCTGAGAGTCGGGAATCATCGATGAACCAAAGGTCACGGTGACTTCTGCCCCTGCAGGCGCGTCGATACGCATTTGCAAGCCTTTGAGCAGTTTAACCATTTGCGCGTCATCAAGCCATAGCCCAGTGCGCTCTAATTCACCAGGAAGCGGCGTAGAGCCATCGTCTGTATTGGATACGTCGAAATTCAGAATCCGCTCGTCTCCAACAAGCAGAAGCCGCGACTCGTTTGGTGAGTATTCATCTTCATTCCATGCCGAAGAATCAGACTCCCACGAATCAGTGTCAGACGCCCAATCCGCATCCGTGAAGTTGTCGATTTGACCAATCGCACCGTATCGGATTTGGTCAAGGTCTCTCATACCCCATGTCGAGGTTTTCCAGTTCCAAACGAGAGCTTGAGTGCAGTTCTCATCTCCTGGAGTCGGGATACAAATCAATACCTCGTTCTTTTGAGGATTAGCTACGACAAAAGAGCGCTTGTAATTGGTCGAGTCGATATTGTCGAATATGTATTTTCTGACCCAGCCATCAGCGATAGAGGTGACGCTTTGTCCGTTGAACAGAACGACATCACCAGCAGACAAGACAATATGGCCCTGCGGAGTGCTGGCCCCACAACCTCTAAAAAGCATCCCGGACTCACAAGGAATCCTTTGGATCTGGAAGATAAACGGCTGTCCAACAAACCGCACCGAATACATGGAGCGTTGTTTGTAGACGATAAGAGATTCCCCCCATTGCATGGCATCGACCAGCAAATCAGGGGTTTCTGCAATATCCACCTCGCCAGCATCGAGCTTGGGGTCGGTGGAGTCCCAAGACGTCGGGAGAGCTCCCGGAACAGCCGCAGTGCTCCACTTCATCATGTGTGGGTTGCGACCGTCTGCCTTGCCGATATCCTTGGTTACGTCAAAAGCAATCAGGTACTGTTTGAACGGCACCATGAACGCGCAACGCCAGAGAGTGTTCCACCCAGGAAGTGGGCGGAGCTTCAAAGGCCCAGGCTGTAGATACTGAGGGACGTCAACCCCATTGTTCATCACAAGGAGACCGCCCAAAGTACCACCAGACCAACGATCATCACGCCCACCGGTGTAGTTGACCGCAGCAGCACCAAGAACCACCAAACCACCTACCGTGGTGGCGTTGGTCACTGGATCCGCTGTTGGGGCATAGGTGAACGTAGACGCCCCGGTAACCGTGATAGCCACTGAAATTACGTTGTACTGTGTCGGTATGGCGTCGAACACATAAATGTTGTTGCCAGTGGTCAGCCCATGAGGCGCGGTTGTCGTGACCGTTGCCACTGTTGCGCTTGTGCGAACAATGGAGGTCATCGCAATCTGGGTCTGGCGTGTAGCCTCGGCCCGCCCCGTGCCGTTGTCCTGATAGACCTTGGTACTGCCTGCAGTCACCCAGTAGCGATCAGTCACCAACTGATAAGGCGTAATGTAGTGCGGATCGTGGGTCGTTACGTCAAATATCCGCTTCATGCCGTTGAAGCGCTGTGCGTACCCCTCACGGAACCGCATATTACGGCAAGCGCTCCACATGCCGACTTGCAATTCCTCCGGCGTCAGGTCAAGGTTCACACCTTTCCCGCAGTCTGGGATCTTTACGATTGGCATGATGTTAAGCGCTAGCGCACTTGATAACCGAGAAATTCAACAGTATTGCCTGGGATAGACTGCCTGCTGAAATATTAGTGACCCGTATGATGCAGAACCCAGAAGACACTTGGCTGACTTCGATTCGATAATTGCCTCCACCAACCCCACCGGAGGAATTCAAGTGAACTACTACATTATCCCCAGGTGTTATGAAGGAGCTAATGAAATTGAATGAAACGGAAGCACCAGCCGCCAAGGCGGCGTTGTTGGTTGTTATCTGCCCGCATGATTTGTTGAGCGTTACGTCTGTTGCTTTGCTGGTCAGCTGAGTTACCGTGCCCCCTGAACCAGTGCCATAGCCGAGAGCCCCACCGCCTGTAACGCGGACGTTCTTTGAGGTGTCAATCTGCAGGGCTTCGTCACCGTTGATGGTGAACGCCAGCGGTAGAGTGGTTCCGGTGCCGTTCTTCCCGGAATCAACCCCAGCTTTTCCCACAAGCTGATCACAGAACAGTGCCGAAACAGCGGAATTGTCCGGGTCGTTCCGCGCAAAAGCCTCGTAAGACCCGCCCTTACCACCGTTGGTAGATGGAAGAACCCCGAGTGCTGCCTGAGACGAAGAACCAGAGTTCGTGAACATGAACCGGCTTGCGCGGGTGAAGTTCTCGAAATCACCGTACATCCTGCGGGCAGTGCCGGAGAATGTCAGGTTGCCATCAAGCGTCTTACTGGTGGTGATCGTGTCAGTCCACGTTGCGTTAGTCCCATCGGTGTTCAGTATCTTTCCTGCATTACCCGTCTGGGCTGGGAGTGCCGCAGAAAATGCCGTAGCAGCAACGAACGCTGTGGATGCTGCTTTTGTGCTGTTGTCACCTGCAGTCGCTGTAGGGACGGTTACAGACGTCGCCCCTGAGAAATTGTGCGTTCCTGTATAGGTGTCGCCAGCCTTCAAAGCCCTGGCGTTGAGCTGGGTCTGAACCGCACTGGTCACGCCCACCATGTAGTTAAGTTCGGTGTGGCTGGCCGTCATCGCCGCAGTACCGAAGTTTGGGAACTGCGTTTTCAACACCGTTTTGAGCAGCCGAAGCTGATTGTCCCCCTCCGATTTTGGATCGGTAGCCGTTGGCAGGGTTGCGTCTAGTTGGCTGATGTAGCTTGCGGATTCAACTGTCATCTTATTCCCCTGCGAATATGTCCGAACGGCGCCCACCGAATTCTGTTCTCAGCGGCGCGACTGATTTGTTTCTGCTGTCTGCAGCCTTCACGCTTGCCATGGCTGCGATAAATCGGGGCTCCCACACCCCGAACAGGTCTTGGTCCCTGGTGTACCTGGCAAGCTCTACCATCGTACCTGCGAGGTACAGGTCCGGCCTGCGCAGGAGCAAAGGATTGGTGGTGACGCTGTCCGACAGGTTCGACTTCTTCACAAACCGGAACGGCATCGAATAAACCTTGTCCGCTGGTACGTCAAAACGCAGGTTTGCGCCATCAACCGCCCATTTTGATGGGATGGTGTTGTCGGTGTCGTACTCCAAGGCTGTAACCGCTACAGGCCACATTTCCTTGCGTTCGCCATCAATGATGATCCAGAGCTTTTTGGGGCTCACGTAACCAGTTGGGAGCGCGACGTAGTTTGCCCCGATGGCGGAGGATAGGTTTTCCTCTACCTCCATGTCCTTGAGGATCAGGGCATCGTTCATCCGCGCCTCGGCAAGAGCGATGAAGTCAGGCACCCGCGCCGTCATGTCAGAGCGGTGGCTCCAGCGGTTTACCTCCGTCTGGAGTTCGGCGTAAGTCGAGATCATTCGCGCACCTTTGGCTTAGGCCCGGGCTTCTTTCTGGCTGGGGGCTCTGTTGCTGTCTCGGCCTCGGCAACTTTGGGCTGATTCAGCTCATGATCAGGAACCCAGCCATACCCGCGAAGGCGTTGGACCTCCGACTCGCCGTAAGCGTGGGTCGAACCGTGGTTCGGGTGTGTCATGCGGGTGCACATTCGCGGCCTCCTGGTTGCTTGAGTAGGAACCGGTGCAAATTGCCCGGGTACGCTTCTGTCTTTGTATGGTGGGCAATGTCCAAATCAGGAATCACCCAAATCTTCTTGCCGAGAGCTCGCCAGTTCCGGCTGAATGCGTAATCCTCGCCATACCACGTGCCTTGATGAGCCCCATGGTTGAACAGGTCGATGCACGGGGCGTAGGGCTGGCCGTACATCAATTCTGGATATCCCCTCATGAAGTCCGAAACACCTTCTTTAGTGATCTTGAGGAACCCAGCGGGGATACAGAACGCTTCTACACACCCATCCTCGCGGACGATTGGTGCACCATCGTTGTTCGACAACAGTTGCCCCATGTACTCTTCCGGCTCTTTCTTGAACCGGTAAGTCCCTGAAACCACATCACCCTCGGTCTCTATAAGCTTGAGAAGATCCTCGGGCTTCCAGCTAAGGTCGTGGTCGATGAACACAATCACATCAGCTTTGGCGTCAAGGGCCTTCCGAAGCATGGTGGAGCGCGCCGCACTGATGTACGGGCACCCCACCTCGGAAACCATGCCATCTTCCCATCCCGCAGCCTGGATAAGCGGTATTGATGCCGCCAGACTGTCCAGTGTTTGCTGGTACGGTTTGGTAACCGTCGGGACGCAGAAGATGACTTTTTTCATGGTTAGGCAGAAGCCCAGATGCCAAGCGCCGTCAGGGTCTTTTGAATCTCCTGAATGGCAGCAAGCTGGGTAGCTCCGAATGCGGTGGAAGTCGCAATGGCGGAGGTGGCGTGCACAGCCGAGCTGTAAGCACGTTGCGTCACGGGAACTGCGCCGTAGAAGGCCACCTTCTCGGTGGAGCCTTTGCCCAGTTGGGCGCCGTCTGGCGAGTTGTAGGTGAGTTGTTCGTAACTTGGCATGGTGATGCTCCTTAGTTGGTGATGCGGGTTGCCCAGGCGGGACGCAGGGTCTTGAAGCCGTACAGGATGTCAAGACGCATCAGCAATTCATCATTGCGGATGTCAGATGCCATCCAGACGCGCATGGACAGGCCGTCCATGGTCTTGCGCACGCACTTGTGGGCGTCGTCCATGATGGGCAAGTCAGCCGTCACGAAGGTGAAGGCGTCCTGGTGGTACATCAGGTTTTGACGGTACGCCGTGCTGGCCGTGCCAACGAAGGTCATCACTTGGCTGTTGAACGCCGTGGTCGCCAGATCAGCACCAGTCGAAGCGCAAACGTTCTTCTTCGCGCCGGTCAGGTAGATCGTTGGGGACACGGTGACCGCACCAGTGGACGCAGCGGTAGCCACGAACTGTTGCAGGTAGCCATAGCTGGCCTTGGTTTCAGGGTGGCAGGCGTAGACACCAGCAACCGTGAACACATCGCCAGCGTTGATGTTGCCATCGGTGCTGTTCATCGTGATCGTGGTGCCGCCGTCCGTCACGCCAGCCGAAGCCGAGGTGCTTACGGTAACGTCAGAACCCACGGTGTGAGCGTAGGTGCGTTCGTTCTCGTAGAAGTCAGCCATGGCCGAACGACCATAGTAGCCTTCGGTGAAGGCTTTCTTGATCTGACCGTCGGGCGTGAACAGGTTCTTGTTCGCGTTGACAATCGACGCCATGGTGATGGAGTCGATTTGCAGGGCACGATTCATGTCCTTTGGAGCCAGACCCTGGTTCAGCCGTGCGCGGGCGTTGCCCAGTGCTGTGATGTCACCGGAAGTACCGACCACGGTGCCGGGAGTGCCGACCACGTTGTAGGTGTCCTTCGTGGCTTGCACCAGCAGGTCGCCGTCAATGCCAGAGATCAGCACTGCCATGGCTGGTTCGATGTACCGCTTGCTGAACGCATCAACTGCGCTCGGGTTGTCGGTATCGAGGGTCAGCTCGGCAGAGTTGAAACGCATATCCACACCGTCCTGCGTCGCCACAGTGACAGTCTGGGTGGTTTCGTTCTGATCCTGGACGTCCATGACGCGGGAACCTTGACGGCGGGTGTACTGGTTGGGGTCGCGGACCCGCAAGGTACTGCCGATCTTGGCACCAGTCTTGGCGAACGAGTCGTCGTAACTGCGGTTGATGGTCGAAATGAAGGTCGCCTTTTCATGCGCGATGCGCAGGGCCTCCTTTGCAACCATGTCGATGACTTTGGTTGTATTGCTCATTTGCTACTCCTTAGCGATGGTTTTTGATGTAGTTGCGGCGAGCAGCGACGAATTCAGCGTCACTCATTGCCGACAACTTTCTCGAAGATGCTGCACTGCCACCGCTGACACGAGTTGCCGGTGTTGCCGGTTCGGTCGGGGCTTTCGGTGCACGCTGTTTCATCAATTGGTCATAGCGAGCAGCCTTGTCGATGAACTTAACCACCAACGGGTTGTAAGCAATGAATTGCTTGAGTTGGTCCACATCCGCCCCACTGGACTTGACGTAGTTCTCAAGCTCCACGCTTTTCGCGGGAGACCAATCTTTGATTTCGCGCTGAACAGTTTCTTGGGCGTGTTTCCAGCGCTGAGCCGTGCTCTGTTGCGCTTGAAGTGCTTGCTGTTGCTGTTTTTGCGTCAACGAGTTCACCAACTGACCACGCATGGTTTGTAGCTGTGTGTACTCAATGTGCAGTTGCTGAGCCTGCACTGGGTCCTGATTGCTCAGAGCTTGCCAATTGACCTGCTGGAACTGGCCCAGTCGGTCATCAATCGCGGTCAGTCGTGCAAACTCCTGGAGGTTGGCCCTCTGGAAGTGCTCTACTTCACGCAACTGCGCTTGGCGCGCTTCCACCTCGCGGCGGACTTCGGCTACCTCCTGCGTTTTGCGGGTGTAGTCCTGTTGCATCAAGCGCTCAGACTTGATGCGGTCAAGGGTCTCTTTCTTACCCCTGAGTTTGACGCCTTCGAGTTCTTCCTCTACCTCGTCGGGTTCGGTTGTTTGCCCATCATCGGACAAATCCGCGCTGTCGAGGTCAAGTTCACTGTCCGTCGTCTGGCTTTCGCCGGTTGGCACTACGGATTCCGGGGAGCCCGGTTGTTCCACGTTCATCTACTTCTCCTGCGGTCGCTTCTCAGCGATGCGCGGCCCCTTGATGCCTTCCGGCTACATGGCGGGGGGCTGTTCCGCCGTGCTCTGGATGTTACCTGCCGTTTGATTGGCGAGATTATCGTTTGCGGACTTCATGATGCCTGCAATTCGGTCTTTCTCCGCTTGTTGCAATTCACCAATGACTTTAATCCGCTCAGTTTCCGCTTTTTGCTCATCAATTGCAACCTTTCTAGCCGCAATCTCTTGATCCCGCATCTTCATCTGGGTTTCAACAGCCTTATCGTTGAGCTGTTGAGTGGCCTGCTGCAACTGCTGCTGCAACGTTCCGACGGCCTCTCGGGCCATCTTATCCTGTTGCTGGAGCTGTTGACGCAATTGGTTGACGATAGGAGGAACCTGCCCTGCGGCTTGTGGAGGCAGCATAGCCTTGAGTCGGTCGGCCACCTCATCAGACCCAGGCCAGTCCAAGTTCTTCGCCAGCAGATCCCCAATCAATGGAGCGGCTTGCGGGAATACCCGGATGAATTCCATCATCTGCGTAGCTGCTTCGTCGCGGCGGCTGGTGAAGCTCGGTCCAGTAGTGACCGAAACGTCGTACTTCCCGGTTGTCAGGTCGAATATCTTGGTGACGCCTTCGATCTTCTCGGGAGCTGGGACATAGGCCGGTGTCTGGCTTGGCATCGGAGGCTGCCCAGGCTGCTGAGGTGGGCCTTCTGGCATCACTGGCTGATTCACTGGGACCGAGTAATCAGTGCCATCCTCCTTGATGCAGCGGAGAATGCGTGGGACTGTGTAAATCTTGGGGATCAGGTCAACGATGATCCGGCCTGCGTGCTCCACTGCACGATTGCGGTTGTCAATGAAGTTGAACGTGGATACATCACCCTCACGCTGGCGAGCCATGATGGCCTTGCCGGAGGTCTCATTGCTTCGAGCCCCCAGTGAGGCATCGTGCAGCCCCATGATGTTCTTCATGTCATCCGAGGCGTTCAGAGCCTCTTGCAGAGCCCCGGCAGGCACACCAGCGAATGCCTGACGCTGTGGAGCTGGCAGACCCGCAACGGGGTCATATTCCATAAAGGCATGGCTCTTCGTGTTGGCAGACTGCCACTTATCCATGTCCGTCACGAACGAGCCGACAGGGCCGATGTACGGAGCTTTGGGGGCGAGTGCAACCAACTCAGTTGAAGCCGTGCGCCAGTAGTTGAACATCCGCTGAGGGTCTTTGGCGAAACGGACCAGGGATTGGTAGTAGCGCTTGCCGTTGACGTTAATCTCATCGCCGTACATCGGGACGATGGGGATGTACCGGCCACGCCATGGATTGGTCTCCAGAACCTCAGTGCCGGAAACGATGTGCTGCTTGACCTCGTAGGACTTGCTGTCGCGGATGCCTTCGACGGTCACGCCTTCCATGTCTAGCAAGTCTTTGATCTTGAGGTACTCTTCCTCTTGCATCACAGCGCCGTCACTCAGCTTGACGATTGGCCGGGTGATTTCGTCGCGCACCCAGTATTCAGCCACCTGGATCTTGCCGTCTGAGTACCAAAGCCCACTCAGTTCGTCGCCTGTGTCAGAGTCAAACCCCTTGGTCTCTGCGCCCTTCCACTTCTTGCGGAATTCGTCCTTGCCGTACAGGTCCGTGATGAACGCCACGTTCCAATCAGCGCTGGTGGCCTCTTTGCTGCGCGGATCACCGTACACGGAGAACGGGTTGGACACACGCTCCAGCAAAATGTCCTGGTCGAAGCTGTCATCACAAGCGTAATCCACGCGAACGACGAAATAACCCACGCCACAGGTCACGGCAAAGTCTAGAGCTGTGTCATAGACGATATCCGCACTGGAGACGATCTCGATATTGCGGATCAGGTCGTTCAGGATGCGGGACGTTTCCTTGTCCGACCCATTCCCTACAGGCTTGGTGATGATGCTTGGGCGAGACTGGCGGGCATCGTTGGTAACCTGTTTGATAAACGCTGGCAGTCGGTTAATGGTCAGGCATGGGCGCCCTTCCATTTCACGGTCCGACTGCACAGATTCAGGCCATTGCTTTCCAAGACGGGCAAACTCCAGATCCTCCAACGCTTCCTTGCGGTTGTCAGATTCTGCGTCTACGCACTCTTTGAACGCCTCTTTGGCGTCTTGCAGGATATCTTTATCCATTATCCCATCCAGCTTGTTGGCCTTGCGGCGGGTTTATTCGCCCGTTTCTTAGGCTTGGTTACCGCGAATCTTCGCATCATGTAGGCATATCGGGACGCTGATATCAAGTCATCGTCCAGTTTCACGATTTTCCCATCTTTCCGATGGTACATGCGGAACTCTTCAAACCAGTCTTCTAGATTGCTGAACACCATGAACCGGCCTGTCTGCATCCGGTCCAGCATATCCAGCACTCCAGCCTCTACGCCATTACCGCCTGTTCCTTCGGGCTCGCCGTCTTTTGGCGGATGGGTTGCCTTGTCTGGCAGCATGTTCAAGCCCTGTGCTTTGTATTGGTCAGCCAATGCCTGCCCAGAGCCTTTATCGTGCTGCAACCCATCGTGAGGCCAAGCCCACGGCAACCAATCGCCCCACGGCTTCACAGTTGCGGCGAAGAGTAGCGGAGTTTGTTCTTTTTGTCTATGTGCGGCTGTGAGATAGACAATATCGTTATCTCTGTCCCATGCCAAACGGACTGCAGCGCTTGGGTGATCCCAGCCAAAGTCAATCCCGCAGATTTGTGCCCAGTGCTCGGGGATCTCGAATGGCGCCACCTTGATTCGCTCTTCTGGAACTGGGAATATCTTCCCGCTGCCCAGCGTTGGGATACCTTTTGTCCGTGCTTCACGCTCATGCGCCGGGTAACTGGCAATGATCGCCGCTCGTTCTTCTGGCGTGTAATGCTCTGCGTCTTCAATGGTCATGGTTGTCACAACTGTTCCCCCTGGTTTGTCAATGAGGAACCGCTTCACCGTGCCTGTCATACCCTTTAGCGGGGTGAACGTCATGCAGATAATCCCGCCTGTCGCATTGGTACGGGTCAGGGATTCGGTGTAAATGTCTTCATCGGGCTCTTCGTCCAGCCAGACAAGGTCTAGTGTTTCGGCCTGGAACTTCTCGCGGCCTTGGTCATAGCTCTTGAACCCTAATAGGGATTCACCGGCCTGGACGTCTCCACCACCACCATGGCGAACCACAAGCGTATCTACGGCGTCAGCAACACCGCGCTTCATGGATTTCTCTTTGATCGCGTCCTTGGGTATTGCGCCAGTCCCAATCGCGTTGATACGCCCACACAGCACACGTTGGACGCTGTCTCTAGTCACTTCGCTTGTCACGCCAGCAGCCCAGGCGGCTACGGCTTTGTCCCAGGTGCGGCCTTTCCACCAGTCTGGATACCTGCCGGTCAAGTGCATGGCGGTTTCAAACCCTGCTGACCATGTCTTGCCAAGCTGGTTACCTGCCATCAGCAGGCGCTCACGGTAATTCGCACCGTTGGAGTGAAACTCTGCCTGCTTTGCGTATGGGCGGTAATCTCTGAGCTTGTTCTCTGACTTGCGCCGTGCCTTTTCTTCCAGCAGCGCAATAAGCTCCAGCTTTTCAGCCCTGCTTAGTGAGGCGGGCAAGTTTTGCATCTAGCTGTTCTTCGGTGAGGTCGGTAATCGTGGTGCGCTGTTCGATTTCGACCTTGTCTCCATATTCACGCGGATTTGACTTGGACGCCTTCCAGCGGTAATGCGAGGCCAATTCACGGGCTTTTGCCAAGGTGAAAGGGTCTGAGGCGTCTTGCAATACCTGCTCAGCCTTTTCATCGAAACTCCGCGATGCTGCTATTCTTGCTTCGCGCACGCGTGCGGAACGTTCGGGGTCGTCGGCAATCCACTTACTCAGCGTCGCAATTCCAGTCCCGATGCTCGCAGCAATAGAAGTCTGCGACTCACCTGCACAGATGCGGTCACAGATCTCTTCCAGTCCTATTGCGTTGATGCGCTCTTGTGTCATCGGGTTCCTGTGGATTATCCGTAGTTAAGCGCCGATGGATAACTTATCCCGCAAGGCGTAACCCATCATCGGCCACAATTCCTGTTTTGCGTTTTCAATTGCGATTCGCTCGCCAATCTCTGCGTTGTCATTTTCCGGCGATACGCTTACGGATGGGCGTCCAGTAACTGCGAAGCCGTTGCGAGTAGTCAGCACGGCCCAGCGCAAAATCTGCCCGCTATGGCTGACGTACTTAACAATCTCCGTGTGAGTGATGTTGTCCTGCATATCTGAGGGTGTTACGCGTGGCGCGTTGAGCCCTTTCGACTGGATTTCTTGCTCAAGAGTTGTTGCGTCCATGGTCTACCTTTTCGTGTGGTCGTTATTAAGCGCCCATTGGACTACGGTTTCCCGCTGGGCGTTGCCATTCGCTGAACCAGCACCTCAGCTTAAGGCATGACTCTCCTGTAGTTTACCCGCTACAGGCCAATGCTGGCTATTGGGATATCCGGGTTGCGAAACCTTATTTAACCCTAGTTGCTGGACTTTGGCAATGGTGGCATATAGGCCGACCCAATTTGCCAAGGACGATACATATCAGGCCCACCATTCACCCCGCCAAAAGCAAACGGCTCAGCGGGATGCTTCTCTGTGCGCTCCCATCCTTGCGCCACCCATTCAAGCTTACTAGCGCGCTCCAGAGCCTTGCGATTCAGCATCGCATCAAACTCACGTTGCCGTACTTTGTCGATGATCTTTCCCATGATTACTCCTTAGACGGTTGACATATCCCGAACCCCTGGCGCTTTGGACTTGATGCGCTGCTGGGTTTTGTTGATCCACTTTTCGTATTCTCCACGGCTTACGCACTGTCTCTGGAGGTCGTGGAACTGGTAGATGTCCCTGAAGGCTTGGAGGCTCTGCCCGGTGATAACCATCCTCTTGGTCGTTTCGAAGCGCTTCCCGGCCTCAATAAGGGCGTTCTCGGCACGTTTGCAGGCTTCCAGTGCTTCGGGGCCGATTCCACCCTTTGCCATGGTCTCGCAGATGTTGAGCATGGATGTGAGGTCTGACCACTCCTGCAAGGTTGCATCACCTGTGCGGAATGCCTCTACTGCTGCGAGCTCCCTTGCCCTGAGTTTGTCCAGGATGCTATCTGGCGTCAATGAAGCCCCTTCGATTGCGTGCTGGATGTGGTTGATTGCTGTGGACCAGTGTTTGCGCTTGCATTGCTTTCTCATGGCTTGACCCCGTCTATGGCTTCTTGCATCATCCTGGTAAGCCAGCGAGCCCCACCTATTTCGAGGAACTTGTCGCGCTGCTCTTGGGTCTTTGGGCGCCAACTAACTGGCTTTGGTCTTTGCGGGGCTGGCGGACGGCCTGGTTTTTTCATGAGCGCATCTTTCTTACTCGAATCTTTTCCAAAAGGCGCGCCCTTGCTGACTCGGCGCGCTGCCTTCTTGTCGGTAGCAAACATTTAAGCTTGTACAGCTTTTCACGGTCTGCTTCTTCCATTTCCTCGACAAGACAGTTAGGGAAAGCGGCGACTGCCGCCTCCAGTTGTTTTTCATTCATTGCGCCGCACACCAAGCAATTGCAGCCGCTTCGCTCTCGGCTACATGCACCAACTCGCCAGACGCATCACGAACACGCCACACAGTTTCGGTCTTCCCAAGGAACTTTATTGCGAATGGCTTGATGGTCATGTTTCTCTCCGGTTGCGTTGTTGATGGCTCAATTGTAGCGCAACAATCTAGCGCGTCAAGCTTTTTCGCAATTCTTTTTCAGCTCTTTTAGCTTCTGCCTGTACTGGTCCCGGATGCCTATCAGCTCCTCGCGGGTCCATTTGTGGGGGGTGTTGTTGGACTCAAGCGCTTCGACAGCCTCCAGCCCAATGCGCGCAATGAGGCCGATGCGGTAATCGACAGCACGGCCAGCTCCCCAGCGGTTGCATTGTTTCGTTTGTGCATGAGCATTTCGCTCGTCAAACCTGAGATGCGAAGCGCTTCCTGTTGAGCGGTAGTGACCACAGTCATAAACTCCACCAACGTCTCCAGACCCGAGTTGGGACCCGCAACAAATGCACGGCTGGTTAACGTCTCTGGCTCTGATGTATGCGTTGAATGCATGTTGCGCTTCCTTGATTAAGTCTGGGATGGTCTTTATCGCTTCTTTCCTGGCCCGCGTAGAGGCTCGCTCGGCCTTTGCGGCTACCTTGGCATCGGCCCGAACCTTTCTAGCCGTCCTTAGGCCGCATACAGGCCCGCAAACCCGCTGGCCCATCCTTGCGGGCGTGTAGAGGGTTTGGCATACATCGCAGTGCCGGGGCTTTGGCTGGGTGTTCATCGAACAATACCCCGCGCAATCAGGTACTTCTGATACGGGCCGCGAATGCGACCGTTGAACTTGCGCGCAGCTTCTGGGTTTGTGTCCAACTCCTTGCGAGATTCGACACAACAAACCGCCTGTACAGCGTACTTAGCCCCAATCTCATCAAACACCCCGCCATCAGGACCGCATATGGTTTTTGTCAGGAAGTCCCAGAACTCCGGATCCTTGCACCACTGCACAGCGCGCCAGCAGAGGTCACCCAGTGGCTCGCGCTGAATGTGGGATTTCCCCGCATTTGCCGAAACGGAATTTCCCGTAACGGGCTTTTCATCATCACCGATGAGAACGAAAGCCGCCATGAAGCGCTTGCCATCTAGGCCCCTAAACTTCTCAAGGTCGGATGAGTCGGCCAGGGCGAAGGTGACTTGCACCCCCTGTGTGTTGCTTTCAGACCAGCGGCGTAGCTGGACTTCTCCTGCAAATGTTGGTGTTGGTTCAGTCATGGCCTTCCTTCGCTACCTGAGTTCTTACGTCGTCAGCCTTAAAGACGAAGAAACCGTTATTAAAATAGAACAGCGAATATCCCGGCTTTGAATCAACAAGCTCAAAAACATTATCTACTGAATTTATCAAAGCGCGGTCTTCATATTTCTTAATATCAGGAACGCGAATAACTGCTTCGTCCCATGTCTCTGTTATGTATTTATTGTTAGCCATGACTTCCACCTTCCTTCGCGTCAATCTCCGCAATAGCCCGCCTGCAGTACACGGCGGCGTCTAACAGTTCTTCATACTGGTGCTGTAGCCATTCCCGCAGGATCAGCGGGTTCTCTGCTACCGTGGTGCCGTACTTGTTGATTCCTACTTGCTGGCGGCGGGCAATGTCTGCGCACACAAGAGCCTCGATTCCTGTGGTCATCGCACCTCCCCGTATCTGCGAACAGGTAATGGCGTCAACTGGCTGGCATGGAGCAGGATTGGCGCGTGAAGTGGGTACATCAGGTCATGGTCTATGCGGGCTACCTTGACAGCCTGAGAGCCTGTTTCCAGGGCTAGATATTCGTGCTGGCCTGCTGAATATTTCTGCCCCTGTTGGACTAAGTGGGTCATGCGTGCTCCTTTTCCCGGTTGGGCGCAGGCAGCGGCCCATAAAAGCAATTGCCGTATCTTGTGGAAAGGTTGGTTACCGAATCCATTTGGCCAATAACAAACCACACTTTATCCCCGTGGATCCAGCAAATATCCGCTGCAGCATCGCCAATTTGAAACCAGTACGCGCCGGAAACAGTAACTGCACCAACCCACTTTGGCTCAACCTGAATTTCTTCACGCCGGTGCTGCGTCAATGGCTTCAATGCATCAAGGCTTGTTTCCATCACTTCACCCCTTTCTCAGCCAAATCACCCTTGCATCGATAACATCCTGTGTGGCTAGGTGATGTTTGCCACAGACGTGATGTGGTGAGAAGAACTTCCAGCGCGGCCCGTGCTTGCACGGAGCCATCCCGTACCGTCCCATCTTCCCTGATTGGCGTGGTTGCCAGTTGTTGCAGGTTGTGCAGTTCATTCATGATTACTCCCGAAAAGATCACCGGTTAGCCAAAGGGCGAGAATGATTTTGTGCTCCGGCGCATATCCGCCAGCCTTCACATAATCAAGAAGTTTGTTCGCTTCTTCTTTATTCATTGCCATGACATTCTCCCGTGTTGACCTAGTGCTACTTCTGCGGACCATTTTGCGTACCAAGTAACCTTGTCTCCTGCTGCTACTCGATTCAATATCCGCGTGGCCCATTCTGTATCTGTCTGCTTGGGCTGCTGGATAATCTCGCCTAGCTTTTTCAATTCCGCCTTCAATCGCTCTGGGTCTGCCTTTGGGCCTTCAATCTGCGGGACTTCTGGCGCAGGGGCTAGACGGCACAGTTTCTTGAACTCGATGATGTTTGGCGGTCGCTCGGGAAGGTTGTCCAGTGCCCAGGCGATATCCTGTAGCCGGCCTTCGAACCCGGCCAGCTCATGGCTCCACAGGGTTTTGATATCCGACACGGGCACCGAACCTATCGCCCGTTCCCATGAGGCCATGTAGGTTGCCTCCAACCGCGAGAAGATGCGGTCAATGGCTTTGGTGGGTAATCCCATATGGGCCTTCTGCGTCTAAGGTGAACATGTCCAAGGTTGGAACACGGTCTGGGTGAATACGGCCTGTTCTAGCCTCCCATCGCGCCATCCCTGCTTCTCGGTCGGACTGGGCAAAAGAAACGGGCTGGCGGGCGTTCTGTGCGGTCTGGCAGCCCTTTGGTGGGAATACGGATCGCCAGCTGTTGCAAATCGAGTCTTCGAGGCACTGGTTTGCGTCAATCCCTTGGTCGTGGAACTTCTCCAGCTTGGCAAGGATGCGCTTTTGGGCCACGGCGGTGAACGGGATTCGGTTCTTTGTCTGCATCTCTTTGCGGCCTTCTATGAAGTCGGTCCAAAGTTCTGCGTCGATGTATGAGGGGAGGTTGTCCATGTGTTCACCGGATGATTTTTGCTTGGATGCAAAACCCGTTCCCATGCGCCATTGGTCTTGCTTCCTTGCTCGCCGGGTAAATCTGCGCCGCCGCAGCCTTACACGCTTGTTCTGATGCGAATTGAGGTCCTGGGAACCACATATACCCAGCCCCAACTATCAAAATCCAAACCACTGCTTCACTCATATCTATCTCCTGTTAATGATTCCCCGAAAGAAAAAGGAAACCGAACACACAAACCCCCCCTACCCCCCAACCATTGTTGAGAAGCATCCGGTTGATTCCGGAAAGCCCGAAGAAAAGGAAAAAGAAAGCTTGAGCGCTCGATTGAATGCTGAAGTTTTCTCTCTCCACTTCGGCACCAGGCAGCTGTGACGCTGCGGGTGGCTGCAGCCGTTCAGAAACGAAAAAAGCCAAGTCTGCTGCACTCCGGTCGTACCCCCTGCGGGACAGGGGCGGAATGCATGAGACTTGGCTTTCTTGCGTTGTGTACGACGACAACAGCACGATAGTATCAAACATCTTTGGCCCCTGCAAGGTCTACGCCGATCTACTGTCGAAATTCATTTCTACCCCTCGCGCACAATCTTCGCCAGAGATTCGTTCACCTCTTCCAGCAGCCCGCGCACGTTGGCATTCTGGGCATTGATGGCGATCTGGTTGATTGCCACACCTTGCAAGCCGACAACAGCCTTTTGCAGCGTGGCAATGAGCTTTGACAGGAACCAGCACCACGCCACCAGGAAGACGCAGACGACGGTTAGGAGGATTTCGGTTTCAGTCATGGTTGTTCCTTGCGCGAATTTCGCTTGCTGTGTCCTTGGCCTGCTGGCTAACGTCGCAAAAAGGCCATGCTGTGTCTATGTAGCTTTCAGCAACCTGCGCGCAAGCCTCTCGTTCCTTGGCTGCGGCCTTCTCGGCCACCAGTGCTGCAAACTTCTTGATTTCACCCTCAGCGTTCCCGTATTCGATCATCCAATCTCCAAGGTCTTTGTCTGTAAGACCGGCTTCTTTAGCCATGTCAAGGATTTCGGCTTTAGTCATTGGAGCCCCTAGCGCGGATAGCGGCGGCGCAGTTCATAGCAGCCGATGGGGCAACCATGTGGAATGACCAAGAAGCGGCTACGGTTTCGCACTGCTGCGCGCAAGCTTCCCGCTCCTTCTGCACCGCAGCATCCAAATCTGCCTGGGTGTAGATTGGCATAGGCGCTACGGCCTCGAAATCGGTGATTCGTGTGTCTGTCATGGTTTACCCTTAAAACGGCGCATCAGGGCGCTTCTGACTTTGCGCCTTGTCATAGAAGGCTTGTGCGCGCTCCAATTCTTTTTTGGCATACGCGACTTTGGACTCTGCCTCTCGCATCAAGAATGCATGCGCTTCGTCCCACGTTTGAAAGTAATTCAAATATTTACCGGATTTACTTTCTATCTTGGTCGCTATTTCCGTAGAGCAACCATGTGCATTCAAGTCTTCATCAAGCCATCCGATTTTTGTCCGCTCATATTCGATAGTGATTCGAGCCGCTGTCTCTTTAACAACAACAACCGGAGTTATCACCCCGCGAGCTGCTTGATACCAAGTTTGTTTATTTTTCATGAATGGCTCTTAAAGAAAGGCGCATCAGGTTGTTTCTGACGCTGTTGGTTGGCGTAGTCGCGGATTTGCTTGGGGGTCCAGGGGATGGGGCCACCGGCTGGAGGAAACGGCCACGTGTTCATGGCGCCTCCGGTAGTGGCATCCAGTGTGAAGGAGGCCATGGCATCGGCTGCGCACGTTCATCAAGAAATATTCCTCCGGTACCTCGCATAGCAATTACAAGTCTGTGTTTATCAATCGGAACATAAACAAGAAATCTGCCTGTTTTAGGCGCGGTATCAATAGGTTGCCACTTCATTTCTCTCTCCTTGCAAAACGCTTCTCAATCTCTGCCATTGCCTTTGCTCGCTGCTCTGGTGTGGCGCTTGGGTTGCGCAGATCCCAGCTCAGGATGGCGTTGGGTTTTGTGACGGTGTGGCGGGTTGGCTTGCCGTCTTGGCGGTAGTAGGTCATGGGTACACCTTGATTGGCAATCCGTCCTTCATGCATTCGGTGGTACGCTGGAATTGCACCAATGTCCCGCCCCTGCTTTCGCATCTGGCCTTTACATCCTCAGCGTGCGACCCCAAAAGAGCCATGCAGCAGAGAAAGCCAGCAAATAGGATGGCA